ACCAACAAATGGAGCTAAACAGGGATCTGGCGGTTTCATGGAAATAAATGACAAGTATAATGATTGCAACCGAGCTTATACAATGATGATTGATGAGTGCCTTCATTTATACGAAACCTTATTAAAAAATGGAGTAGCACCCGAACAGGCAAGATCAGTATTGCCACAAGGAACATATACTGAATGGTGGTGGACTGGTTCGCTATCTGCTTATGCCAGAGTTTTCCATCAAAGATCTGACGCTCATGCACAATGGGAAGTTCAGCAATATGCAAAGGCAATGGGACAATTAATCGAACCTCTGTTCCCCGAATCTTGGAAGGTTCTAGTTGCCAAATCAGAGGCATCGGTATAAATATCTTACCATCCTCAAAACAAGGAGATTTTAATATGAAGAATGATATCAAATTACCTACACTCTATCAAGAGTTTATTCACCTTTCACGCTACTCTCGTTGGTTGGAATCAGAAAAGAGAAGAGAAACATGGGAGGAAACGGTAAAAAGATATTTTGATTATTTTGAAAATCATTTGAAGGAAAATCAAAATTTCACATTGACTGATAAACTTCGTAGTGAACTTGAATCTGCTGTTTTGAATCTTGAAATAATGCCCAGCATGAGATCATTGATGACTGCTGGTGATGCCCTTCGAAGGGACAATACAGCCGGTTATAACTGCTCTTATGTTGCAGTAAACAGAGTTCGTGCCTTTGATGAAATCCTATATATTCTTATGTGCGGAACCGGCGTTGGTTTCTCTGTAGAAAGGCAATATGTTGAAAAACTTCCGACGATTGCTGAAATATTTTCTTCAAGCGATACAGAAATTGTTGTTGAAGATAGCAAGGCCGGATGGGCCAAAGCCTTTAAAGAGCTCATATCGCTACTTATTGGTGGTCAGATTCCGAAATGGAACCTCAAGAAGATACGACTTGCAGGAGCAAGACTTAAGACCTTCGGTGGCAGAGCGTCTGGCCCCCAACCACTACATGACCTTTTCAAGTTTACCGTTGATACCTTCCGAAAGGCGGCCGGCAGAAAGCTTACAAGCATTGAATGCCATGATATTATCTGCAAGGTTGCTGAAATTGTCGTCGTCGGGGGCGTCAGGAGATCGGCGTTAATATCTCTCAGCAATTTGACTGATGAGAGAATGCGTGATGCAAAGTCTGGTGCTTGGTGGAATGAACATCCACAGAGAGCACTGGCAAACAATTCTGTTTGCTATAAAGAAAAACCAGAAATTGGTACTTTCATGGAGGAGTGGGTATCTCTTTACAAAAGCAAATCAGGTGAAAGAGGTATATTTAATCGGGATGCGTGTCATAAGACCGTAGCAAAACTAGGAGATAGAAGAGATTCTACCTACGAGTTTGGTACAAATCCATGCTCTGAAATTATTCTGCGAGACAGAGAATTCTGCAATCTAACAGAGGTAATTGTACGCAAAGAAGATACACCAGAGACTTTGAAAAGAAAAGTAAAACTGGCAAGTATTTTAGGAACATGGCAAGCATCTCTTACACATTTCCCATATCTTTCAAGTGAATGGAAGAAGAATTGTGAAGAAGAAGCACTACTTGGTGTATCACTAACAGGCATTGTTGACAACCATTTCATGCGTTCTTACAAAAATTCCAATCTAACAACTTTGTTGGAAACTTTAAAAAATGAAGCAGTAACAACAAACAAGGAGTGGGCAAAGAAAATTGGAATCAATCCTGCCGCCGCAATCACTTGCGTAAAACCATCAGGAACAGTTTCCCAATTGACAGATGCAGCATCGGGTATTCATGCAAGACATGCCGAATATTACATTCGTACTGTTCGTGCAGATCAAAAAGATCCTCTATGCAAGATGATGATGGAAAAGGGGTTCCCACATGAACCTTGTGTGATGAAACCGGATCATACTATGGTATTCTCATTCCCAATGAAAGCAGAAGGATCAATTACAAGAAATGATATGACGGCAATAGAGCATCTTGAACTATGGTTGCTATATCAGCGTCACTGGTGCGAACACAAACCATCTATAACAGTTACAGTTCGTGAACATGAATGGATGGAGGTTGGTGCATGGGTTTATAAACACTTTGATGAGATTAGTGGTATTTCTTTCTTGCCTCATTCTGATCACTCATATCGTCAAGCACCATATCAAGATTGCACAAAAGAAGAGTACGAAACACAATTATCAAAAATGCCTAAAAATACAGATTGGAAGGATCTTTCCAAGTATGAAAAGGAAGACAACACCGTAGGAACTCAGACATTTGCTTGTAGTGGAGATAAGTGCGAATTAGTAGATATAACTTCGTAGTTATAAATACTAATGAAATGAAGTATATTGCAGGAATCGACTACAGTTTAAATGGCCCAGCAGTTTGTGTAATAAATGCAGATCAGGAGTTTTCTTTTGCAAACTGTTCTTTTTATTATCTAACCGATATTAAAAAAATTAGTAAAACATTTCTAACCAATATTCATGGTGAGAGTTTCCAAGAATATGATGGGGAGTGTGAAAGATATGACACAATATCTGATTGGGTTATGAGAGTTTGTATGGGTTGTACAGAAATTGCTCTTGAAGGATATGCTTATTCTGCTCATGGTAGAGTATTTCATATTGCAGAAAATACTGGTGTATTAAAGTATAAAATATATCAAGAAAGTATTCCTCTTACAATTATAGCACCAAAAGAAATTAAAAAATTTGCTTCAGGAAAAGGAAATGCCGACAAAGACTTGATGTATCAAAGTTTTGTTGAAGAAACAAGCATACCATTAAAGTTTATAATAACACCGGACAAGAAAGATATATCTAGTCCGGTGTCTGATATAGTAGATGCTTACTATATCTGCAAGTTATTATATTCTAAAATTAAGAGTTAGGTTTTTCTTCTTTTTTGTTGGAATCTTTTACTAAAAATTTTCTAACTTCTTTCCAAATAAACCAAAGCGAAACCATACAAATTATTACATACCAAAAAGACCATTCAGAAGCCTGACTTGGACTTCCAAAAAATGGTTCTTTTAGTACACTGTGTATTTGATTTCCATTTTTGTCTAAAGGTGAAATAATCTCAGGCGTCGTGCAAGAAGCGAGTAGTAATAGTGCTAGAAGATATTTCATGACTTGTTTCCTCCTGCTGCTGTTCCAAAATAGAATCCAACTACTGCTAATAATACCTGACGATTTTCTTCAGCAAATAGGTATCCCGGTATTTCTACAAAATATTTTCTAGTTGTCTCGGGGAACAAACCGAAGAAACTTTCAGGTTGCTTTTGCGTTATCTCGGCAAAAGTTGAAATACCGAAAAATGGTAGAACAAATGGTGCAGCGACTACGGCAAACAAACATGCAAGAACAATAATTCTTCTAACATTTTTTCCCATGTCGAGTGGAACTCTTTGAACAGCCTTGTCTTGGTTTTCTGTTGTCTGCTTGTTTGTTGTGAGCATTCTTTCAAATAATTCTTTTTGATCTTGTGCTCTTTGAGCCCAATATCTAAAAAAGAATCCTGTTATTCCACCACCAAGTAGTGATATTAATTCAGTTGGCATTATCTTCTTCCTGCTCTTCTTTCTTTGCTAGTCTAGGAACTGCCGACTTAACTTTACTCAAATTTGGATTAAATTGGGCCATGTTTTTGATGTGTTTTAATAGAGAAGATCTACCAACAATTCTCTGTTGTTCTGGACTTATTGAAGCAGGCGTATCTTGCATTTCAGTTGGTTCTGATGGTTCTATTTCAACTTCAGAATTTTCTTTTAGTTTTTTTCTTATGGTTTTTTTGAAAAATTCATTTATGTTCATTTTTTTTACCTTCTTTGTTTTTTTCTTTTTACCTTTTTGAAACTTTCCTTTTTGTGCAACATTTGCTGTAGTGAAACTAGAGGGGACAAATTTCACCATTCCTTTTCCTGCTATTTCTGAAACTATTCCTTCATGCATTCCTCCCTCTACAGCACTCATAGGCATACTTTCTCGGGTAGTAGTATCGTAAATTATTTGTCTTGCTCTATCAATATGTTCATGTGCTCTTAAAGCTCTTGCCAAAGCTTTTCTGTTTTGCATTCCGTATTCCATATGAGAGCGAATTCTAGCGGCTTGTTTCTTGTTTTTTTCCTTAACTAATTCTGCTTTGGAAAAAGCAACGAAACCTCTCATATTTCTGGCAAATTTTTTCTCTTGAACTGCTTGTCCAAATCTTCTGAAATGTATTCTTCTTGCACCCATTTTGCTGCCAGGATCTTCATGTTTCGCAACATCTCCTAAGAATGCACCTACATCTTTGTCTGCTATTATTCTCTGTGCTTTTCTAATGTGAGTTCCTAATTTTTTGCTTGTTTTTCTGTCTAAATTAAATTTTCTTTCATTTAGTGACAAGTGTGGGAATTCATAATCATCTGAATTTAATCCCGAGAGATTGGGGTTTGATGCTATTTTTTTGCCAGTATCAGAATCAATTTCGCTGTGAATGGCAAAAACACCTCTTGTAGTGGGTCTTGGTGGTTTGTAACGAAGAAGATTTCCTCTCATTTCCGAATCAGATCTTAGTGCAACATCTGCCTGAAATGATCTATTGTGAGCAATTTTTTCGTGACTTGCTGCTCTTAGTGCTGCTTTGAATGGTTCTGCTAAGTGTTTTTTTCCTGTGGACCCAACATAATCATCAACTTCTTTATCGGAATAAAATGCTGTTGGTGATGTTTTGTATTGAACAAATGGTCTACCCTTATGTTTTCCAAAGACTACAGATATGCTACCATCTGCTTTATATGAAACATTGTGACCCTCCGTTGCCTTACCCCTCAATCTTCTATGAGTTGCTTTTAAATGTTCAATTGCATCTCCACCTTGCCCAGTATATAAAAGTTCACCAACATGGGGAAGATGTCCAGTAACTTCTGATTTTCCTTTTGTTTCTTCCATTATATACGAGTCTAAGTCTATGCCTTGAGTGCTAAGATACTCAACCAAAGATTCAAAAACTTCATATGGATCTGCACCATATTTGCTTGAATCTTCCGCAATCAATCCTATTCCAGTTGTTAAATAGTTTAACTGACTTTTAACTCTTGGGTCAGGTATCATATTCAAAAGAACTTTTATGTTTATTATAAGTCTATCTAAAACAGAAATTTGACCTATTGGATTTTTTAGGTATTTTCCTCTTTCATCAATGACTCCTTTTCTATATGCTTCTGTTTTTTCAAAAGGAGTTGTTAATGCCTTAATAAATTTATATACAGTAAAAGAACTAACTACATTGTTTAATTCTTTCGAAGTAATTGTTCTTTTGTATGTTTTCTTTTGGTATCTCATTTCACTTTGCTCAATATATGATCTATTCTGTGATCTGTTTGTATCTTATTCAATTCAACTTCAGGAATATTAGTTGGTAAATAATTTAAAAATTTTAAAAACGATTTTAGCATAGGATGCAAGTCTTTTGAGAGTTTAAAGAATAATATTCTTACAGAAGCTTCTGCTCCAAAAACATTTTGTAATATTATTATGTGATTTAAAATTAATCTTTCTTTTAGTTCTCCGCCATTCTTAAAACGAATTAGTAATCTTTTTATGTACTTTATTTTGCTTAAATCTTCATAGAATTCTTCAATACCAGATGAATTTGGATTTGAATACATCTTTGACGCAAATAATAAAAAATTGTCAGATGTCAAAGAATTTTTCATTTTTAATCACTTATGGTTTTTATAATTCCTTACTAAATCTGAGACAACTCTCGATTTATCTTTTTGCGACAAAGTAACTTTACTTGAATCTCCAGCATTCATTTTACGCAAAGCTGTATTTACTACGAAATAAAGTTCTTTTCTCATGTCATCCATTGAGAGTTTTCCTTTTTTCTCTTTTTGGGACAAATGATTATAAACTGGCATTAGCACTTTATCTTTTACTGTATCATTTCTCATAATGTAATGCATGACTGATTTTGCTGGATCTTTTGCTTCGTTTACTTCTTCTACATTTTCATTGACTGATGCAGAAGATAATTTGCCATCCATTTCATACATTCCTGTAGTTTCATTGAAGATAACATTTATAGTTAAAGTGAGTTTTGGTAAATCTTCACCTTTGTCAAA